TAAAGATGGCAACCACATACAACCCTGATGACTATGAAATTGTTGCCGAAGAAGCTCCTCCAGAAATGTCAACGGCTCAATATTTGGGTCAAAGAGCATTGCGGGGTCTTGGCGCTCCACTAAGCGCTGCGGCAGGCCCTGGAATGGGTTTTGCCACCGCTGCAACAGGTTTTGCTCCATTGGCGCTTGGTCAAGAGGCGGCTCCTGCTCCTACTCCAACACAAGTTACTGAAGCCGCAAATAAAGCTCGTCAGGCTATGGGCATGACAACTGGCCCATTGCCAGAAAAAGGCTTGTTTACCAGTCTTATTGGGGCTGGTATTGAGGAAGGCTTAAACCCATACAACTATCTAGTGCCTGGCGGCTCTCGTTTGGCCACCGCCTTGACTCCTGCCGCATCTGCCATGTCAGCAGAGCTTGGCGGAGAGGCTGGAAAGGCTTATACAGGCACAGAACAGGGTCGTGTTGTTGGCAGTTTGCTTGGCGGTTTAATAAACCCTGCTGTTTTGGTTGAGGCTGGACTTAATCAAGTTACTGCATCTCGCTCTTTGACCCCAGAAAAGTTGGATAGCTTGCTGAAAGAGTTTGGCGATCAAAAAGCCGCTTTGATGATTGCGTCTGCTTATACTGCCGACCCCAACTTAAAGGCAAACTTGTTGAGAGCTGCTGAGTTGCAACAGGCTACTGGAGTGAAGATTCCATTGTTGGCTGCGGCAGAAGGCTCTAATGTGCTTATGCAAACAGCAAGAAGTTTGTCGGCTAGGGATTTGAACTTCCAAGCCAAGTATGCTCAATTGGAGCAAGAAGCCGCCGCGCAGTTGGCCGCCAGACAAGGAAAGATGTTTGGATCGGTTTCTGAGGCAAAGATGGCCAATTCTTTGGGTGCTCCAACAAAGGTTGCCCCCAAGGTTGAGCAACGCATTCGCACTGTTGACGAGCAATTGGCTGACATGGGATTGGCTTTTGAACGCTCAAATTACCAAGATTTGGGTGAGAAGTTGCGTAATCTTGTGACTGCAAAAGAAGCAACTGTTCGTAAAGATCTTTCTGGCAAATACGATAGTGTTATTGCTGCCGCAGAAGACAAGGGATACAAGGTTTCGTCAGAAGAGACAGGAAAGCTCTATGACTTTGTAAACCAAGAGCAAAACGATGATGTTTTCAAGCGTTTCCCTACTCTTTATCCTCTGATTAAGGCTAGGTTCCGTCCAGAGGTTTCAGAGCCAAGCATGATTGTTGACCCGACAACTGGGCAACCAATGATTCCTGCAAGCCGTGAGTTCCCAGAAGCCTCAATGAAGGATTTGGACAGCTTAAAACGCGCTGTAAATGACGCGATTCGCAAGGCTGATGACACTCAATTGCCGACTCTTATCGAGCTTAAAAAGCAGGTTGGTCAGGTCATTGACAATATGCCTGGCAATCTTGGTGACGCTTACAAAGCTGTTGACAAGGAATATTTGGCAAGAGTTGGAATTCCTTATGGCGCAAAAACCGTTCAGGATGTTAAGTACAAGGATTTTGTTGAAAAGGCAATTCCTGCGATTACCACAAACAGAACGGCAATTACAAGCTATTTGGCAAGCGTTGACCGCGCTGATGCCTTGCCAATTATCAAAGATGCTTTCTTTGCTGATGCGACCCGTTATGGAGTTGTAAAAGATGGTGTTTTAGACCCCAAAAAGCTGGCTCGATACATTGAGCTTAACAAAGACACCTTGAGTGCTATCCCAGAGATTCGTCAAGAGTTGCAAAACATTTCTGGTGATGGTTTGGAGCTGACTGCAACCATTTCAAAGCTCAACTCTTTGAAGGCCGTTCAGGATGCTCAAGATAGCGCAAAGATCATGCAGAGATTCAACTCTTCTGGTCTTGATGGCGTTGCTTCTCAATTCCTGACAAGTCCAGACTTCCGTAGACAGTTTATGTCGCCAGGTGGTGCTGGAAGAAATCAACCTGCTATTGACACTTTAAGAGCAAAACTTACTGAACAGGCTTTGGGTTCATCAAATCCTTTGGGCTACATTGCTGAGAATCAGGCAGCATACGATTCTTTGTTTGGCAAACAGTATTACAAAGTTTTGAGCGACTTGGCAGAAACCGCAGGAAAACTTGAAAACAAGTTATTTATCAACACACCTCTTAAAACCGTTCAAAGGACTGGTTTTGAGGAGCAAACAGGCGTTTCTCCTGCTGGTTTGGTGTCTGTTTTGCGTGATCGTGTTGCTGGAATGACTTACAAGGGCATTAACCTTTTGAGCCGTTTCTATGTCAACCAGATTGACAACACAACCAAAGAAGAGCTTGGCAGATTCTTGGCTGACCCAGATGCTGTTTTAAAGGTCAATCAAGCCTTTAAGAAGATTGGCAATGTTGACCCACAAGACTTGAGCCAAAGAAGCATTAAGCTGGCAAACGATCTGTTTGGTGGCGTGGCGCACACATTGGTTCGTAGAGGTATTTCTGTTGGCGGCGTTGTTGGAGAACAGCAACCAGAGCAAAAGCCAAAACAACAGACATACGACCCTACAAACTACGAGATATTGGAGTGACCTATTGACCCCATCTCTGCAATGCTCATGCTTGGTAGCGCACTCAAGGGTATACGCTCTTGTTGTGAGATGCTATCAGAGGGCAAAGCAGAGATTCAAAGGATAAAGAAGGGTGTAGAAGATGCCAAGGCTATCGTCAAAGATGTTTCTGGGTTCTTTGGTTGGCTTAAAAGCCTATTTGGTGGCGAAACCAAGCCTAGCCCTGAGAGCGTACCAGTTAAGCCAGAAAAGAAAGTAAAGGAAGAATATGTTGACTTCATTCCTGACGAAGATGCGATTGTTGACCAGTTCATTCGTCATGTTGGTGACTTCTTTAAAGCGCAGGCTTACCTCGTTGCTTACAAAGAAGACCTAGAGCGCAAAGTCTTTAGTTCGGCGCATGGCGACAACAACATTGGTGCTTTGGAGCTAATCTCCATTGAGACAAAGTTGGTCAAGTGTGGCGCAGAGCTAAGGGAGTTGATGAATGAGGCTCCAGCACAATTAGGGCCGTTGTATAGCCGCTATAAAGCGATGTACTCACGGATTCTTGATGAGCAGAAAAAGGCAAGGGAAAGGGACAGGAAGAACGAGAAGCAAAAGCGCATAAACCAGATTAAGACGGAGAATGACAGGGTTGACCGCTGTGTTCCGCATTGGGTGACGCTTGGGCTGATTGTCATTTTCTGGGTGTTTATATGGCTAATATCGCAGAGTACGATGCAAAAATCTACTTTTGGGGCATGGTCTTATTCGCCACCGTCAGTTTCATCGCTTTACCAGCCGTTGCCTTTATCTATCTTGAGAACAGAATTATTGCAGAGCAGATTAAGTCAGACAGGCGTAAGAATGAGCAACTGAGACAGAAACTTGAAGAACAACTGAAAGAGGGTAAGCGTGAAAAACCTAGCAATACTGATTCTGATGGTTCTAGTGGGGTGCGACAATTACTACCGCTACCCATGCCAAAACCCAGACAACTTTGGCAAACCTGAGTGTCAAAAGCCTCGATGCCTGTTTACCCAAGATTGTCCTGAGTACCTTGTAGCCCCTGTTTTGGAGAAGAAAATTGCAGAACAACCCCAACAAGCCGCCTCTAACGCCAGCGGAAATTGAGATCAGGGTGTGGGCCTTCGTGGTCGGCATCGTGACTGTTATCCTGGCTGGAATCGTGTTTTTCATGCTTTACAGCGTGACTTTTGTGACTCAGCCTATCAAAAGCATGGCTCCGATAGACCAAGGCTATCTCAAGATGCTTAACGACATTGTTTTGCTGATTGTTGGTGGTATTGGTGGCGTGATGACCAAGAGGGCTGTCAGCCAGGTCAGTAGCTCACCTAGTGAGCCACCCAAGGGAGACACCACGCCCCCAAAGCCAAGTGACCCATCGGGTGCATTGCCTGTATGGGTCAACCCTGAACTAGACGAGACTTGGACTCCACCGCCACCTCCTACGACTCCAGCAGACCACTTGGAGCCTGACCATGAGCGTGAGGAATTGGCATTAGCTAGGGCAGAGCAGAAATGATAAATCCTTGGATGATTATTGGTGCTATTTGCGTTGTTCTTGGGACATACAAGTATGGCACACACTCTGGTTACAAGCAGCGAGAAGCTGAGATGCAGGCTGAGATTGCTCGGCTGAATGAGGAATCCCGCGCCAAGGAGCAAAAGCTGGCGCAGGACTTGAATAACACATCATCACAACTTTTGGAGGCCAACAATGCCATTAGTCAAAAACAGTCTGCTCTTGATCGCGCTATCAGTTCTGGCAGGGTGCGCCTCCCCGCCACAAGTTGCGTACAAGCCGCCACAAGTGCCGCCACTGCCAGCGGGAATAACGCCGAAACAAGCGAATCTGAGCGAGAGACTCTCAGACTTATTGCTCAACTCGCCGCAGAAGGCGACAGGGCAATCAACGAACTCAACGCCTGTATCGCAGCCTACAACCAAGTAAGAGAGGCTATAAATGGCAACAAGTGAGCAATTAGCCAAACTTCATATTGGGCAACAATGGGTAACAGCACTGAACGACACTTTCAGCCAATTCGGGATTCTGACCCCGAATCAGCAAGCAGCCTTCATTGGGCAGTGTGGCCACGAGTGCGCCCACTTCCGCATCCTAGAAGAGAACCTCAACTATCGAGCCGCAACCTTGATGAAACTGTGGCCAAAAAGGTTCCCAACACTGGAAATAGCGAACCAATACGCAGGTAATGCGAGGCGTATCGCCAACAAGGTTTACGCAGATCGTATGGGAAATAGGGATGAGGCTTCTGGAGATGGGTATCGTTTTCGCGGCCGAGGCTGCATCCAATTGACTGGGCATAGCAACTATTTTCATGCAGGCAAAGCGCTTGGCGTTGACTTTGTGATGGAACCTGACTTGGTTGCCACACCCAAATATGCCGCCATGACAGCTGGATGGTTTTGGTCAACTCATGGATGTAATGAGCTTGCAGAAGCCGCCAATTGGACTGCATTGACCAAGAAGATCAATGGTGGAACTATCGGCCTTGATGACCGCATTCTGCACACCAAACAAGCTCTAGAAGCTCTTACTCAATAGCATTTAGGGCTAGGACAAAGACAAAGACGCAAACAGCCGCTAAAGCGCCCAAAATAAGGATTGTTGACAGCATGAAAATGTTGCTCATCGTTTCATTCCCCTTACAAAAGCCGCAAAACTAGCCGCTGTGTCACCCAAGGCTGGCATCATGTCAAACTGTAATGCCACCTCTTCTAGCACCAGGTTACGGTATGGGTCTAGCTCTTTCTTTTGTTCAATCTGCTGCTTGCGCCAACCAAAGGCTTGCTCACGCTCTATGCGTTGGAATTCCTCATCTTCTGCCGTCATTTACATATCCTTCCTTGATTAGCCATTTCTTGAAATTTGCGTCAATCTGAGGTGGTCTAGCGCGTTTCCTCTTAACCGCCTCCTCCTTTGGCTTGGGAATATCGTACCAAGGTGCGCCCTTGGCAAGAACTGTCTTAAAAGCCATTCTTATCCTTGAGTTTGGTTTTTCTTTCTTTGCTGATGAAGTGCATTGTCAAAATAAACCCAAGCAAAACGCCATCAGCGATGCTTAACCCAATAACTAACGCAAGTTGGTTGTAAGTAAATGGAATCATGCGTTCTTATCCTTGAGTTTGGCTTCAATAGCTTTGGCAATGTCCTCTGCATCGTTTATAGATGCCTCGCCCATTTCATCGCAATATTTATTCCAAATTTCATCAATTTCATTTTCCGTCAGCCCAACCCATTCATGGTTTGGTTGTTGGTAAATGCACTTACCACCAAAACATTCACCATGCACCATACATTGCGCCACAGGCTCTTGCTTCTCTGCCTCTGCGATGGCTTGGCGTAGGGATGTGATGGCGGCTCCACCGACTTTTGGCGCATAGCATTCCAACGCCTCAAGCGCCTGTTTCATTGCTTCAATCATTTGATGCACTCCAAATCGCCATGAGAGCGATAAATATCAATCCAACTATAAGAGCGCCCAAACCAAGAATCGTTACAAGAATCAAGATATTCGTCATACAACTCCCCTATGAGAATCATTCCCAAGACTAATAAAATCATTTAGCCACCATCACTCTCTGTTGTCTACCTGACTTTCCTAACCTTGTGCCGTTTATCTGAATAAAGCCTTTGTCTAAAAGCGCCTTGTATCTTGCCGTTATTGAGGAATACGGCATAGAGGGAAACATCTCAAGAATCTGGTCGCTGATGCAACCATGCTCACCAAAGCTCTTTATAGCCTCATAGACCATCTTTTCTAGGCTTGGTGTGTCCACCTTCTCTGCCGCCTGAACCGATGTGGCTGGCGCGTCTTTGCGGTGTAATTTGAAGGCTGGTGAGCCAAAGAATTTCTCTACTGCACCACCAAACCAGATTTTGTCTAAACTCATAATTCACTCCTGTTAAAAAAGGTGGGCTACTAAGTCTGCACAAGCTATCAAGGAGTCCAATCAATTCAAGCCTGCATCCGTCCGTTCGCCCATTATTCACACATCAGAACGGAATATCGCTCTCCATGTCGGCAACGCTATTAGAAGCCTTTACAGGTGCTGGTTGAGCTTCTTTTGGAGACACTGCCAACCCCATAAACTTACCGCTTTTACCATCTTTTATCCAGGCTGACAGCCAGTAATCTTTGCCATCAACAGTGATATTTCCCTTGTAATGTGGCGCTCGTTCATTGTCTCGTTTGTCTGATTTGAACAAAACACCACTATTATTTCTCACTTCTCTTTCCATATTAACCTCTTGATTTAACTTTGTTTAACTTGTCATCCAGCTCTGTCAGGAACTTGATAACCTCTTTCTCCAGCGTTGCAATATAGGCATCATCACGCTCAAAACGCTTGATGACCAACTGCAATTCTGCGGGAAACCTTGGGTCAAATGAACACAAATCAGTCCATTTAGCCCCTGTACAGGCCATTTGCCACTGTACTTGAACCTTATATTGATCGTCAATGCCACCCAAAATACTTTCCAGGTGTGTGTGGCTCATTGGGCACTTCAACTCAACCAATCCATCGCCAACGATGCCATCTGGAGATGCGCCTGCCATCTCAATGGTTGGATGGTTGACGAATGCCACCTGATCTACCATGACATTCTTAGCGGCCTCATAAGCTGCTCTGGCGAATGGTTCTTGCTCTACACCCCACTGCATGGCGGCATCTGAATATGACTCTGCGACAGTATCTGTCAGACGCTCAAGCAATAACTGAGTCATGTACTTGTCGCGGCTTGTTGAATAGCCTTTCTGTGTTTTGGCAATAATGTCTTTGATACGGCTAGCTGTTGCTTTGCCCAAACGCAATTGCTTCCACTCATCTGTGCCTTGTACGATTTCGTCACTCATTATTTTTCTCCATCACACCTCTTTGAGCTTTAAAAATAGCATAGTCAGCAGTTGTTATTAAGCCAACTTCAATTGTTACACGCATGACTGGCTCACCATCAATCCATATTGGCAACGCAAGACTTTCTGGATACGGAAGACCAGCATTTGAATACGCGCTTTTTGTCCTCTCCAAAATATCAGATGCCGCCTCATATAACTTATGTAAAGGATGCTCTGTTGTGACTTTACCCTTTAAATGTACTTTTGATTTCTTCATTTCAATTCTCCCTTACGCTTTTCCTTGGCATCCATTACCTTCTTTTGCCATGCTTTATCGCCATTGCAAGCAGCGTAAGCAACAATGTAGCCATTTTTTAATTCCTCCATTGTTTTGGACTCCATCATCACGAGCATATGGTCTGCCATGACGCTTGGGTCTGCCTTCTGTTCTGCACCTGGCGATGAATCCAAGGCATCGTGCTCGACAATCTCTAGTGCTGCTACCCAAAGATAACGGCGCAAATAGGTCTGCACAGCACCAAGGTTTTGCACCTCGTGACAGCCCTTCAATGCCGCAGATGACATTGGTGAGGTGATGATGATTTTTTCTTCTGGTTTGTCAATGTTGACAATTTCCATTGTTGCTTCGTCAACGCCGAATCGGATGACTGATGCAAGACCAACCTGATCGAATATTTCGAGGGCTGGAATGATGAAGTCGCCTAGCTCAAAGTATTTGTAGCCAGCAAACTTGTTGTGACCAGACTTTGTTAACTTCTTTTGGTGGAACACTTGTCGTGCTTCGTTCAAACGCTTATAAACATTCATTTCCATTATTCACTCCTGTTAGATTGACTTTCTTTAACCTGTTGTTCACCTATCCAATGACTCAGCATTGTCAAGTCGTTGTTGATGCTGCCTATGTCTTGGATGAAGCCATCATAGCTCTTGTTGAGACACTTTTTATCTAGGGATTTCACTGATTGTTCAATACGCATAAGTATGGTTGAGTAGTCGTTCATAGATAGTTCCACATGATGATTCCGCAGAAGGAAAAGGTGATGATTATGCCAAACAAGACAGAGTAGTCACTGATGTGCGGTGCTGAGTAGAACGGCCCTTCAATGATGTTTCTGTTCATGTATTCCTCTGGAAAAGCATCTTCCAGTTTGCGAGGAAATGTACGGGTTGTGTCATTAAACATTTGCGATCTCCTTTGCAATTTCAAGTTGTGTTTCGGTGTCAAAGTCCTGAAACTCGATGAAGTGGTTTTCCTGGCAGCAGGAATATCCTGACTTTGGTTGGCCACAATAACAGCAGTACAAACGCTGCGCTTCGTCTTCCATGATTTCTTGCAATAACTTATCCATAACGCCTCTCCAGTTCATTGATTTTGTGTAGCAACTGCGCTACCTTCTCTTCCAGAATCTTGATGCGTTGCAAAAGCATCTGATTCATTTCGTGTTGATGTAGCCTGTATTGGGCTTCGTCATGTTTCATTTCTGTATGTCCTTGATGTAAACATCAATGATTGCCAGAAAAAGACGCATGAGAAGGCCAAGACCGATGCCGACAAGAAGATAAATTACATCACTCATTGGCGCACCCTGATCGTGTCCACCAGCTTGTTGGCCAGTGCGTGGTCTTCAATGATGCTGAAAATAAGCGTACAGATAATGTCGCGCTCATTTTCCTCACCTAGTTCGTATGCGTTTGTCATAGCTTTGATTGTGTTCTCACAAGCTGCGACCATACGCAAACTCACGATCATTTCTTCTTTCGTCATAAAAATTCTCTTCCCAATCGTTTTTCCACTCTGTCAAAATGTCTTCCATCTCAACATACGCCTTGTGCTCGCAGTAGTTGTACTGGCGCTTGTCAATGTCGTAGGTCACTTGCTTGTCTTCACAGAACACAGCAAAGTCAACCATTGGCCCACCGTGGTCGTCAGATTCGATAATGTCAAAGGCAACCACACACTCTCCGACACCATACAAATGCACCTCAATGCTGTGCTCAAAGTCCGATGCTTTCACGCTCATATTTACTCCTGTTGATTGATGGAGACTTGATTCTCATGTGTTTTGCAAGCCTTGTGAACTAGGACAAACCCTAGTACTCAACCACCTTGTTTTGCCTTATCCTTGTTGGTCAACAACCAAAAAAGGCTAATATGCAACTGAGAATCCACCAACTAAACATCTTGAAGCGCCTAGAAAAAGGCCCAAGAACGCTTAAATCTTTCTCCCACAATGACCAAAGCGCCCACCTATCCGTTCATTTTGAGCGTTATCTGGCTGAACTACAAGCCGCTGGCTATGTGGTGGAAATCCAAGAGCTTTGGCATCTGACACACTCAGGATATTCTGCTGTTGCTGAAAAACAACAGAAGAAGATATTTGTGGACAGAATCTGTGCGGGTACGACAGAGGGCTTCTATGACGGTGCAGAGCTGCGCCAGACTTGCCAACGACCAGGCGCATATGACTTCCTGAACTACCCAAGCCGTTTCGGTGACAAATTTGTTTATCCAAGAGTATGAGACAGCTTCAATACGACAAGAACGGTGCTTTGATGAAGCAGGTGGGTGGCAGCCATTACAAGGACAAAGCCATCCAGCCCATTGAGTACATCCATGCGAACAAAATGGACTTTTGTTCCGGCAATGTGGTCAAGTACATCACTAGATGGCGGGAAAAAAACGGCGTGGCAGACTTAGAAAAAGCAAAACATTACATTGAATTGTTAATTGAGCTTGAAAACAAAGGAGTTAAGTAATGGGATGGGTATTGTTAATTGGTTTGGCAATACTCAGCTATTGCTTTGGTTTTTTGCCAGTATTGGGGTTTGTCCTGATATTTGTAGCACTTGCGGCACTTCAATGAATGTGTATAATCCAAACCGTCTTGAGTGGCATCGAGACGAAAGCACTATCCCTAGAACCCCCGAATATTTTTGGTGGTCTTGCAAAGCAGTAAATGAATGTTTGGGTAGTGCCAATCGTTTGCTTGCCGCCTCGCCAAGGCCAAGATCACCAAAAGTGTTTGGGGGTTTTTGTTTTGGCACTGACCGTGTGACTCGCGTTAAGTTACTGGGCCTGCATGGGCTGCCAAGTCAGAAAACACCGCACTCTTACACACCCGAGAGCAAAAGGCGACCAGCGTTGATTGAGCGACTGGTAAAGCAACTGGTACACGGTGGTAACAAGGCCAGTTGTATAAGCGAATCAATCCGTCAAGCGCACTTGGGGCTTTTTGGTTTTTCTAATGTTAATAGGAGTAAATGAATGAACACTGATAAGTCTGGAGAGGTCAGGATAGCCAGTCTATCCACCCTTGGAGAACCTATGCCTGAAACAAATGGCTTCGATAGATTCTGGCAGGCATGGCCATCATCACCAAGAAAAGGTGCTAAGTCTGAATGCCTGAAGAAGTGGATAAAGCTCAAATGTGACTTATCCACAGACCAGATACTGAAGCACCTGGAATGGATGAAAACGACAGAGCAATGGAAAAAAGGTAATGGTGCTTTTATCCCTGCCCCATTGGTCTACATGAACCAACAAAGATGGGATGGTGCAGAGATTCCCGAGCCGCCACCACCGCCAAGTCAATTTAGGAGTGAGGCATTGGTAAAGATTGAGCAAGACAGACAAAAAGCCGCCCCGATGCCAGCAGAGATAAGGGCGAAAATCGCAGAATTACTTGGGAAACGACATGATTCCAACAACATCAGTTGACGACAAGGTCTACATTGAATCGAGCTTTGTAGCCTTGGCGTTTAGAAAAGCACTTCAACAAGAAAGAACCGCCTGCGTTAAGTTAGTGTTTGCTAACAATGGTGATGTAACTAAGACAATCAACGAAATACTTGCACGAGACTTACAGGATTGGGAAGATGAACAAAGCACAAGCGAATGACATTCTCGACAGAATCAGAGCAGGACAAACCTTGTCCTTGGCTATCACAAATGCAGCCTTACAAGCCCTTGGGGACTTGCCCAGACTTCGAGCATTTGAAAGACCACTTAGCCAGACACTATGCGTTGATGGCCATGAATCCAGGCTCGATTGGTCATGCTCGGCACATGGTCAGAAAACTGGAGAAAGAGACACCCGAGTTGGCTGGTCTAGGTATCTTGACTGCCGAGAAAATCAAACACTTTAAGGAGATAGAGAAATGACAGAAGCACTAAACCGAGTGATAGAAGAGCAACAAAAGCGCATTGATGACCTTTTGGAGGGCAATAAGAAGCTCACTGAAAGGGCGGCCAATGTGTTCAAAAAAAATGATGAATTATTCGAGGCCGTTGCCCGTCTGATTGATTTCAGGATGGACTACGACAAATGGGAGGACAAGCAACGGGAAGCCTATGGCTCATTGCGCCATGAGGTGCGTATGCAGATGATAGAGGCAGGCTACTGCGTGACTTGCTACAACTTCATGGCCCATTGTGAGTGTGACTATGAATAACAAACAACAGCCTACCGCTTGGGTTAATTGGTGCGCCGCTACTGGAAAGAGGTCAGTCAGCTTTGAGTGTGAAAGCGAACTGGCATCTCAGCCGCTTTATTTGGGCAGGGATTGGCAAGGGTTAACCCGAGAAGACATGGACATTGCTTTTGACGATACTCAAGAGGGTGGCGGGTTTTACGAATTCGCAGAGGCAATTGAGGCGATATTGAGGAGAAAAAACGCATGAGCATTGAATTAATGAAGCAAGCTGTTGAAGCATTAGAGAAGATGGTTGCGCCACGAAGTTTTCAAGCACACGCATTCTGTCAAGAAACACACGACCTGCTACTACAAGCCATTGCAAAATCAGAAAACCAAGAGCCAATAAATGAAGAGGCGTTTCAGGCTTATTGCAAAACATTGCACCCTCTGTGGAACACGCGCATCAGCCGAACAGAAGCAGAAGGGTTTTTCAAAGCTGGTTATGAAGCCGCAACATTGGAGAAAAAATAATGGAACAAAGCTGGATAGAAAAATTTAAATGGTGGCTGTGTGAAAAGATTGGTCACCCATTGCCTCGTCACGGATGGATTTTTAACGGTCAATATCATCGTGATTGCCGTTGGTGCGGACGCATTGTGAGCGAGCCGTGTAATGAGGCAAACAATGGCAAAAATACACCTTAGCCCACATCAAGCCTTCATGCTCAAGCACTTTGCCTTGGGCTGGAAGTTCAAGCTGGTCAACAAGAAGCCAGGTTCATGGAATACCTACTGGTCACTCAGGCGCAGAGGTTTGGTGAATTCGGGCAGCATATTGACGGATATGGGCAGAAAAGCCTTGAGGGATAACAAATTGGAGACAACATGACAAGAGATGACATTATCCGTATGGCGAAAGAAGCTGGATCAGAGGCTTTTAAGTACCCAAGTATGATTTCAGAAGAAGATTGGCAGGTGCTAGAGCGCTTTGCCAAACTGGTCAGAAACGATTACAGCAACAAACACGCCCAGTTATGGCTAAAACGCATTGATGATGCTATTCAGGCCGAAAGAGAGGCGTGTGCAAAGGTGTGTGAGTCGCTTTCGCTTGAGTGGGAAGATCAGCCAAACATAGCACAGGCAGAGGTGGCCACCAAGATGGATTGCGCCCAAGCAATTCGCGCAAGAGGTGGGGAAGAAGCCCGCATCAAAAGACTAGAAAAATATTTAATCAGGCGCACTATATGAAATGCCCACTATGCCAAGCCCCAACTGATGTTAAGCACACCAAGAACGGGCTAAGAACCAGGGAATGCTTTAATCTGCATAGGTTCAAAACTCAGGAAATACTGCTAACCGAGCCGAAACCCAAACAACAATGGAAAAAGAGGGATAAATGACAGTTTTTATCGGTGTAGATGCCGCAGCAGCAACGGGTGCGGTGGGCGTTTTAAACAATGTGGGCGATTATCTTGAGTGTTTCATGATTGAACATCAAGACAAGCACATTCGGGCAATGGTGCTAAAAAACGCGCTTTTAAGGGCAATAGACCCAAAAGAGGGCGGCGAGATAGCAATCGAGATGCTATATGCCAGACCTGGACAGTCTGCAAGCGCCATGTGGACATTCGCAAGGGCAGTTGGCGCAATCACGGCAATATGCGAATTAACCAATTACCCATGCCACATGGTCAGGCCGCAAGTGTGGAAGGGTTATTTTGGAATTTCGGATAAAGACGATTCCCTAGACATGGCGCGTATGTTCTGGCCAGAGGCCCCATTAAAGCGCAAAAAGGACAATAACCTAGCCGAAGCATTACTCATAGCCGAATACTGGCGTTCTCAACTCATGGGAAAAAGGGTTGTTAAACCATGAACAAAGAGGGATTAAGGGGAACCGTTGTCCACTTTACCGATGCCGAGCGCGAGATTCTGAAGGGCATAGGCAAGGGTAGCCTGGCGGGTGGCATTCGTTTGTCAATCGTTTGGGCCGCGCATTTCTATCAACTTGGGTTAACTGATGAGATGGATTTAAACCTAATTGGCCTGGTAACTGTATCGAGCACCGATCAACACCCGCACGAATAGCGCTAAAACGCGTTTTAATGGCGTTTTTAGGCGTTTTCTGCTATCGGTTAATCATTGCAAAAGGGTTTGCGTGTTGAAGGGCTTAAAACAGGCAAAAGAAAACCCGCACAATGGCGGGTCTAAATTAGTGGTTACTGACTTTTATGTTTGTTGGCTGATAAGATCAAAAGTGTGTAGGGCATCTGGCAACTGTCCATCTTTCCAGTGTTGAGGGTAAACATCGACTGATAAAGCGGTTTTATCGCCCTCGATTCTGATTCCCCAGTGTTCGCCGAAAATGTTGATTTGATACCCGCACCAAGTCAACCATTCGTCAATCTGGCTTAAATCTCCGCTTTCCTCTGCCAGGGTTGCAGTGCGGAAACCTTCGCAAAATGCTTTTAATTCGTCAAGAGTTTTCATTTTTCACACCTATTTTCGTTTGGTTAAGATTTGAAGGATTAGCGCCAGGGTTGCATAAATCATTGCAGGCCCTTAAATTGTTCAAGAGTGAGGTTTCGGGCGTGAAACTGGTCACCAACACGCCTAAAACAAGCGTGAACGGCTTTCCCTTCGCTGTTATGCCTTAATGGTTCGCCAACTAAAAACCCGCCATTATCCATTGCACGAGGTGGCAAGCATTCAAGCATTTGCCAGTACATATTTTCAGTGGTCAAAATCCAATTTTCGGGGCTTGCATCCATTGCATCCCACAATTCTTGCCATTCAAGAGGTTTTGTCATTCCGCCACCTCTTTTGCCATAATGTTATTCAGGAAATTGCACAATTCTTGAAGGCTGTAAGATTGAAAGACAATCCCGCCACCATATTGTTTATTGTGAAACTTACGGCCACCCGCCCTATTTGCCAGTTTGCAGGCCATAGCGTAGCGCTCACTGATACCAAAGGCTGATTCTAGGCCGTGAATGTCAAGGGCTAAAAAATGGCAAACATAACGCGGGTTGCCATTTACATCATTTTTAACCCGTGTGAATTCTTCAGGGGTGATTGTTTTCATAGTGTTAACTCCAATTAATAGAAAACCCTGCAAATTGCAGGCCACAAAACCCTATTTCTAGGGCTTTGCAGTCTGAAATTATGCGTTTTCAGTGGTTTCAACGGGTTTAACTGAAGGTGTGTAACACCATGCAGGCACTTTTGCTTGTGTTGTTTCTCTGAATGGCATCATCACGCCGATAAAAGAATCATCATCGCAAAACGACACGATAGAGCACATTGTCCCCTGTTGCAAAACTGCGGGAACTTGGCGTTTACCGTAAATTTCCTCTGAAAAGTCAACAAAACGAACCAGCAAATCAGGGTTGAATGTCGCGGGTTTATTGTTTTCAGGGTCAAAAGTCAGGGGAATAACCCGATCTGTATCGGGGAAACGCGCATCGTGCGCTGAAAATCGAATGGTAGCGTCACCCGTGATGCACTCTACCGATAAACCATTGACTTCAAAATGCAACCATTCGTCACCCGTTCTTTTTGTGCCCTTCAACTTGGCCAGTGCATCAGTAGGCAAAACGACATTTAACTTCGTCTCTGAACGGATACCGTCAACCAAAAGACGGCCCAAGATGTGCCCGTCCGTGGCTTCGAGATAAGTACCGCGATTGTCACGCACCACATTGATGCCCTGCAAATAATAACGAATGTCTTTTTTTGCGGCCAAGTGCAACATAGCGCGGATATGCTTGCGTTGAATTGAGAATTTCATAATTAACACCTTTTGAAGTTGAAACCCTAGTCAATCACTAGGCCATAAGCCCCGACAAAAGGGCTTACAGGCTAGGGATTAGCGCTTTTCTATGACAATCTGATACATGGTCCAGCCGATAGTGGCCACGAAGTCACCAGTTTGCATAAGGTGATCTATCATGCTTTTGTCGGCCGCATTCCAGCCTGGCCAGTCCGCGCGCTCGCGTAACACTTCATTCCAGCCGTTAAGCTCTGATTTTGAGTGCAGGGCGATTAAGGGATTGAATTTCATGTTGACACCTTTCAGATAAAAAGACAATCGAAGTAGGCCAGGGCTAGCACTGCAAAAGCAAAGCCTAAGACAATGGCCAGGGATAAATCTAGGATTGATTGACGCATGATTAAGCCCCTACCGATACTTGGACGGGTGACATAACGATATCGCGATTGTTTCGCCAGGTCAATCGAGAAATGATTTTGATCGCCCGATCGCGGGTTTTGAGCTTAGAGCTTAAGAGCTTGGAATACGCGCTTTTGCTTGTGTATTCGCGAATTTCATACATTGTCCGATATTTCATGTTGACACCTATAAATTGAATGAAGGGAAATTCTAAGGGCCGCGAAGCCCCTAGAAGGTAGGGATAAACCCTTAGATTAAACCTTGTGCTTTTGAATATTCGTATTGTTGGCTAGCCCACTTATCAACGGCCACAATGTCACGATCATATTGGGCTTGCGTGATCTGATTTGATAACAAGTGACGGTCTAGCCGATCAATGGCCACTTCTACCTTGTGCTCGATCTGACTTTCGGTTAATGCTTGGAATTCCATGTTGACACCTTTCAATGTAGGCCCGAAAAATTCGCACCTTTCATATATATAGCGCGAAAGAATCGTGCCAGCTCGCGTAAGTCATTGATTTATATAGGGTACTAAAAACCCTAATATGGTTAACCCTTGATACTTATTAGTGCACCATGTAGTTCTGAATACTTAGGTTTCATTAGTGAAACAAGGTGAAATATCTTGAGAGGTTTTCTAGGTGTGTGGGTTATGGTGCATAGAAGAATCTTGCACTTACTGACCAGTTAGTCAGTAACTTACTGACCAGCCAGTCATTAAC